AATTTTAACAATACTTCTTCTTCAAATTGTAGCTTACCTTCGTGATAACTCAACTCCCACTTAGAATTACACCATCTCAAGATTTCAAACTTAAAATTACCCTTACCCAGTATTCTTATGTGTTCATTAAGCTCATTTGATGAAGAAGTGTATGATTTCCAGTCAGTTTCTACTGTTTCGTGACGCTTATTTTTTCGGCCCTTCAATGGTGGTCGTTTTTTAACAGACTGGCACTGTTTCTTACCAATATACTTCTTGTCATTAGTAAGATTTGTTATCTTATAAATGAATCCATAAGGTAGGTCTACGCTTTCTTCGAGGACCCCCTCCCAATGACCTAAATCTACCACTTCTTACAACTCCAGTAACCAGCAGAGAACTTATCCTTCTTCTGATCACACTTATGACGTGCGCGGAATGACTTTCTACGCTTAGGATTGCTCTTTTTGATCTTCATATTTGGATCTCCATAACGAACAATCTTTTCTTTACCATCTTTACAAGCCTTAACAACAAACTTCTTAGAACCACCCGACGTACGACGAGGACTGTTGCACTTCATACGATCCTTATCGACCCTTTCTGCATCTTCATCATATGCCTCTTCATCTTCTACCTTAACACAATTATCTACAGTCTTACCACCCTTTTTCTTAGTACCTACTCTTCTGTACCCCTTCCAACAAGCCTTACCATCTACACCCTTTTGCTTTTCTTCATCTTCTTCACCGGTTAGATATACCCCATCTAAACCATCAGTTTTCTTCTTTTTATTCTTTTTACCACCAGTGGATCCTTTACGTGTTTGAACCTTACCTTGTCCTAATAATTTAGCTATTCTCGCATCATCATTAGCATACCAATCTGATGAATCTATTTCACCTTTACTGGGATTATATCCACTTCCTGTTCCAAGAGCGCCACCTGGCCCCGAGGTATTGCTCTCTTTTAACACTTTAAAGAATAACTGTTCAAATCTACCACTTGATTCCATTATAAGTATATTTATAATAATATTGTGAAATTGCTAAAAAAGTACATGGAAGAAATCGGAGAAGATCTAGTACTCAATGATTTAAACCTTAAACAACAACAGCAAAAACTCCCAGCTCGTAAGCATTTTTGGGTAGGGCGGCTAATAGACGCTAAAATAAAGCGAAATGATCTTATTGCTGAAAAGCGAAAGCTTAAAAAGGATCTAGTTAAGAAGGTAATTGAAGATTCCCCTGTTCGTATTAATCAAACATCTGCTGAAACAGCTGCAGAGAGGTATGAATCAGTAGTTAAACTTAATAAAGGTATACAAGAACAAGATACTATTATAGAATATTTGGAAAAGGTGGAAAAGATTCTTAGTAACATGCATTGGGAGATTAAAAACGTTATAGATATGAACAAAATGGAGCAATATTAATGCTAACTTTTGATTACAACCCATCTACACGTAAACTTCTATTAAAGACAGAAGATCTAGACCTGTTTAACCGTGTGAGAGAGCATTTTAGCATTGTAAATGATGCAGCGCGCTATGGTAGACGGTATGGTCGGTACATACCACCTAGAAAATATGCTATTACTAGCGCAGGTGCATGTGAAATAGGTTTATATTGGGAGATAAAGAAGTTTTTAGGTAAAAAAGAGTCAGCTACTAGTGATAAGCTTCAAAAGGTACTAAAAGTAGGTAAAGATATAGACCTTTATAAGGACTTTGCCTTTGATTTAAGAGAATATCAGGAAGATGTTGTTAATAAAGCACTTAAAATAGGTAGAGGTACATGTGTTTTAGGTACTGGAGCCGGTAAAACCTTTACAACCGCGGCATTAATTGAGAATTACTTTAGAGATAGTAGTGATAAAGACACATTTAAGTGTATAGTGCTTGTACCTGACTTGGGATTAGTGACTCAAACGTATGATGAGTTCTTAAATTGTGGTACTACCTTTAAAATAACTAAGTGGACAGGTAAAACTAAGCCGGATCTCACAGCAAATGTTATAATTTGCAATATTGGCATTGTTCAAAGTCGTTTTGAACAGAATGACTGGTTAAAACACATAGATCTACTTATTGTTGATGAGTGTCATAAGATAAAGGCATCAAATAAGATTAGTAAAATAGTATCTAGGATAAGAACACCTAACAAATACGGATTTACAGGTACATTACCAGAAAATAACCTGGATAAGTGGTCAATCATAGGAAAACTGGGCCCAGTTATATATGAGAAAACAAGTTACGAACTAAGAATAGAAGATTATCTCGCTAATGTTAACGTTAAGATCTTAAATTTAGATTATCGTATACCACCGCCATATAATAGTGATAATTACTACAGAGAAGAGCTAGATTACATATATGAAAGTCATTTTAGAAATGATTTTATTACTAAATTATGTTCTAAACTCGAGAATAACACTCTTATACTAGTTAATCATCTTAAACACGGTCACTATTTAACGGATTTTTTGGAAACAATACCTAATAAACGAATTTACTTTATTAGAGGGGAGGTTGATGTCGAAGAACGTGATACAATTAAGAAAATAATGGAGAAAAACACAAATGTTATATGCGTTGCTATGAGTGCTATATTTTCCACCGGAATTAACATTAAAAATCTCCATAACATTATTTTCGCGTCTGGTGGCAAGTCTTTTATACGAACTGTACAATCAATTGGCCGAGGATTACGTAAACATAACTTAAAATCAAAATTAATTATATTTGATGTTTGTGATAGGTTAAGATACGGAATAAGACATTGTGAAAAAAGGAAAGAAATTTATGAAAAAGAAAAAATTAAGTTTACCGAAACAAATATTATTGAAAAGTAATAATAACATACTATAATCATAAAAATGTCGACGAAAAAAAAGAAACCCAAGTCAAAAAAGGAAAAAAAGCCCTATTATATAGAGCCTAAGGTTTTTAGAGAATCATTACAAAAATATTATGATACTGATAACTTAACCGACGACTTAGCAGAAAACATTAAAAAAATTGCATATGGATTAAGCTACAATGCCTCATTTATCAATTATACATACAAAGATGATATGATTGGTGATGCTTTAATTAAAATGTACTCTGCTTTAAAGAATAAAAAATTTAATTTTGATACTGGTTCAAATCCCTTCTCATATTTTACCACTATTGCTTATCACGCGTTTATAAATCGTATTAAAAAAGAAAAAAAACATCATGCTGCTATAACAAGTTATAAGGAGCAGATGTACGATGAATATATGTCAGATCCGGAAAATACTCATGGGCATGTATATGTAAAGCCTCCGGACGAGGAGAATGATTACTAGACTTAATAAACCTAGAGTAGCTATTTTTTCAGATCTTCATCTCGGCGTTCATTCAAATAGTGCTGACTGGCATAATTATGCTATTGAATGGGCTAATTGGTTTAAAGATGATTGTAAACGGAAAAAAATTAAAGATATAATATTTTGCGGTGACTGGCACCACAATCGAAGCGAAATATCTGTTAACACATTGCAAGTATCTGCAGATATTCTCGACATTTTATCAGACTTTAACATCATAGCTATAACAGGTAATCATGATATGTATTATAAGCATCGAACTGATGTTAATTCATTGTCTATTTTTAAAAAACGTAAAAATGTAACTATTTTAAACGACCCGGAGACCATAGAAGCGTTTGACCGTACTATTACCTTTTGTCCATGGAATACTAATGTTAAGGATATTCCAAAAAGTGATATATTATTTGGTCATTTTGAAATTGAAACATTTAAGATGAACTCTTATAAGGTATGTGAGGATGGTCTAAAAGTAAAAGACCTACTTAAAAAGAGTAGCTTAATTATATCAGGCCACTTTCACACTCGACACCTTAAAAAGTTTGGTAGGGGCACTATTTTATATGTAGGTAATCCCTTTCAAATGGACTTTGGAGATGTAGGTAATACGAAGGGGTATTATATTCTTAATTTAGATAATATGGAGTACGAATTTACACATAACACGGTATCTCCTAATTATATAAAAATTTCACTTAGCGAACTAGTAAAAGAAGGTAATATTACATCGTATGTAAAGCACCTTCTTACCAATAATATAGTAAAATTAAAAGTTGATATGAATATATCTCAAGATGATATGGACGTACTACTACAAAAATTATCTCTGCTTAAACCAGAGTCTTTAACGGTGGATTATGATATAAATTTCAACCGATTAATTGATAATACAGATGACAGAGAAGATTTATCAGGAATAGACATTCCTCAAGCAGTAGAAGAGTTTGTTAATCTGCTTGAAATTAAAAATAAAAAGGAGATAATTGATTATACTCTTGGCTTATATGAAAAAAGTAAACTTTAAGAAAATATCTATAGTAAACTTTTTATCAATTGGTGATGAGCCAGTAACTGTGGAGTTTACTAAAGGATTACACGTTATAACGGGGTCAAATAAAGACAAGCCTGATAGAAGAAATGCTATTGGTAAAAGTACTGTAGCAGACGCTATTTATTTTGCGATATTTGGTGAAACATTACGTGAGCTTAAAAAAGACCTTATTCCTAATAACCTCACAAACGGTAAAACACACGTTGAATTAGACTTTGAACTTGATTCGCCTAAAGGTAAAAATCAATATAAGATTATTCGCACGCTGTCACCTTCAAAAGTCTTAATTTTTAAAGACGGGGTGGATAGGACTCGAGATAGCATTAAAAATACTACAGCTTATATTTGTCAAGTTCTTAGTGCTTCCCCTTCTATTTTTCAGAATTGCGTTATAATGACAGTAAACAATGCTGTTCCATTTATGGCCAAAAATAAAATTGAAAAACGTAAATTTATTGAAGATATTTTTGGAATGGAAGTTTTTAGTGTTATGCTTACAGCACTGCGAAATGAATATAACGAAATTTCACGTGAGCATGATACTGAATTAACTAAATTACAGGAGATTCAAAAGTCATTTACTAATTATGAGGATCAAAAGGACAGAGTACTCGACGGAAGAAAAAAGAAAAAAGAAAAGTACCTATTACGTCAAAAAAATAATACCAAAGAAAAGGAAGATCTCAAAAAAGAGTTAAACCAAGTACAAGAAGTTGATGTATCTGCTATAGAAGGTAAAGTATCTCTATATGAGAGCAAGCTAGTTTCTTGCGACGAAAAGATTAACAAATATTTTAGTGATATTAGTAGTGCAAAAGCTGATGTAACTTATACAAAAGAAACTTACCAAAAAATTGGAACTAGTGATGAACAATGTCCTGTTTGCCTACGGTCGATAGAAGAGCATGATAGTGAATATATTGAAAAGGAAAAGTTAGCTCTCAAAACCAGAATTGAAGAAATGGTAAGCTGTATAAAAGATACGCATAATAGTCTAGAAGCAGCAAAAGACATTAAAGCTAAGATACAAGTTAATATACAAAAAAGCAATAAAAAAATATCAGATGCCAAATTACAGCTACAAAATAAACAAAATATTTTAGCCCGTATTAAGCAACTAGATGAATGGCAAAAAGAGCTTAAAATTGACCTTGAAGGTATTCAATCATTAGAAACTGATTTTGATGCTATTATAGTAGAGACACAAAAGAGAGTCAGTAAATTAGAAAAGAAAGTAAAGCAGTACAGAGACCAATTAGCTAAATTAGATATTGTTAAGTATGTTGTCTCAGAAGAGGGAGTTAAATCGTATATTGTAAATAAATTACTGGAGCTACTTAATAGCAAATTGTTACATTACCTTAAGCGCCTAGATTCTAATTCTATTTGTATCTTTAACGAATACTTCGAGGAAGAAATTTTAAATGAAAAAAATAAGGTATGTTCATATTTTAATTTTTCTGGAGCGGAAAGAAAATCAATTGACCTAGCATGCCTGTTTACATTTTCTGACATCAGAAGACTTCAAGGTGGGGTGCAATACAATATTGCAATTTATGATGAGCTATTTGATTCATCGTTTGATGAAAAAGGTATTGAGCTCATAACACAAATATTACAAGATAGGGTAGAAGAATTAGATGAATGCTCTATTGTTATCTCACATAGAAAAGAATCAGTTAAAGCGGTAACTGGTGATGTTATATTTCTAGAAAAGGAAAACGGTATAACACGACGTGTAGATTATACAGACTTTTAAACTATATATATACGCATGATTGGTACATCACCCTTTCCACAACCTTTAGTATCTCCGGTTCCGGGCCTTCCTAATGCAGCTCCTAATCAGATAGTAGCCCCGCAACAACCTACCCCGCAGGGGGATACTCCTAGAGAGCACTCTTTGCCTAGATATGTTAATTATTTAGCTGATTATTCTGGGTGCGGGCATTGGAGAATATTATGGCCAGAAGCAGTTATTAATGCTAGAGGTGATGGAATGTCACAATCTACAACAGCTATGGTCGCCGATCCGCGATGGTATACAGGTGTAAAGTGTGTAAAAGTGCAGCGCCAGGCTTCAAGCGAGCAAAAAGAATTTATAAAATTTTTAAAAAATGTACAGCAGGAACATGGGTTTAAAATTGTTTATGAGGTAGATGATGTAGTATTTAAAGAAGTTATTCCAGACTATAACAAGTTTAAATTTGCATTTGACACTGAAGAAATTAGGCAAAATTGCATTGACATTATTAATATGGTAGACGAAGTCACAGTAACCTGTGACTTTATGAGAAGATTATATCAGGAAAAAACTGGGCAAGAAAAAATTACCGTTATACCTAATTTTGTTCCTAATGGGTGGATGGGGCAATTGTTTAATCCACAAAAAGTGCGACAGGCGTTTGAGGATAATAAAAGAAAGCCACGAATTTTATATACTGGGTCCGGAGCCCATTATGATGTTGATAATAAAACAGGTGGTAATGATGATTTAACTCAGGTAAGAGATTTTATAAGGGCCACTGTTGACAAGTACCAGTGGATTTTTGTAGGAGCCTTTCCACCTACATTGCATGATCTAGTATCTTCCGGAAAAATAGAATTTCATCAATGGCTTCCTCTTTTAAAGTACCCTTATTTTATTGCAAATCTTAATGCGCAGCTAATGGTAGCGCCCCTACAAGTTAATGATTTCAATAAATCAAAATCCGACATTAAATTTATTGAAGCTTGTACTTTAGGTATACCATGCTTATGTCAAGATATGGAGACTTACAATACAGCGCCTGCTCAACTAAGATTTAAAACAGTAGAGGAATTTGAGTATAAAATAGAACGGGTTTTGAATTGGAAAAAACGAAATAAATATTTTCAAAATATATTTAAACTTAGAGATATAGGCCAGAGGAGAATTTTAGAGCTAGATCAAAATATTGGAGCTCATTTAGAGGCACTAAATACACCATGGGGTAGTGATGAAAGAAAATTCCTAAAAGAGTGGAATTAGGAACTACACTATTATAATAGATGTAGATGTCATACCGAAACGTTGTTTACAACAACAGAGATCAGTGCATTAATCTATTTACCTGGGACGAAGACGGTAAGCGGATAATGCATACCTGTTCGTTTGAGCCATATCTCTATATTGAAGATAATAGAGGTGATAAAACTTCTATTTACGGTACAAAGGTCAAAAAGAAAAAGTTTAATAATAGATTTAATCGATCTAGATTTTTATCTGACTCAGGTATAAAGCGTGTATTTGAAAATGCTCCACCTCAACAACAATTCTTATTAGATTTATATTGGCAGGAAAATGAGAAGCCAGAATTTAATACACAACCATTGCGCGTATGCTTAATTGACATTGAGACATATTCACCTGATTCATTTCCGGATGTAGATAGCCCGAACCATGTAGTTAATGTAATCACATGTTACGATAACTTTACAAAAAAGTTTCATACTTTTGGAATTAAGCCTTATAACGGCAAAGGCCGGCCTGATTTAAATTATGTTCACTGTAGAGATGAACGTGATATGTTTATTAAATTTTTAGAGTATCTTGAAAGTGATTATCCGGATATTTTAAGTGGTTGGAACTCAGAATTTTTTGATATTCCTTATATTGTCGGTCGAATAGAGCACATACTTGGCCAGGATTATGTCAATAGGTTATCTCCATTAGGTAGAGTATATTCTAGACTTATTAGGGGTCAATTTGGTAGAGAGCAAAAGCGATTTTATATAGAAGGGGTTGCCTGTTTAGACTACTTAGATGTGTATAAACGATTTTGCTTAAAATTAAGAGAATCATATAAACTTGATGCTATTGGCGAAGTAGAGCTAGGTCAACGTAAGATTGACTATGGTGATAGTAATCTCGCTACTTTATCTGATGAAGATTGGGATAAGTTTATTGACTATAACATTCAAGACGTTAATCTCCTTGTTAGGTTAGAAGAAAAACTTCAATACTTTCCCCTACTCCGTAAATTATCATATGTGGGTCTAACTACACTTGAGGGAGCGATGGGTACAATTCAAGTTATTAATGGCGCACTTTGTATTAGAGCCCGTGATAGAGGTGAAATTATTTCTACATTTGTTAGAAATGCTGATACAGGTAAAAATCCTGGTGCGTATGTAGCGGAACCTAAGTCAGGGTTTAAGAACCATATTGTTTCATTTGATGCAAACTCTCTATATCCAAATGTGATGATATCTCTTAATACTTCACCGGAAACTAAAGTCGGTAAGATCGAGAGGAGCACTGATAATAAGATAACAATACAACATGTATCGGGTAAATTATTCGAATTAGATAAGCCAGCCTTTGCTAAATTCTTAAAGACAGAAGATTGCGCTTTATCTAAAGCCGGTTTTTTGTTTTCACAGAAAAAGAAAGGCATCATTCCAGAATTTTTGGAATATTATTATAATAAGCGTGTTGTTATTAAGAAAGATTTATATAAAGCAAAACAAAAACTTAAAAAGCTAAAGAAGAATACATCAGAATATACTGATGCTAAGTATGAAGTAGAGAGACTTAATACATCACAAATGGTTATTAAAATTCTTATTAACTCGTGTTATGGCTACATGGGTAATAAGCATGCACCAATTGGAGATGATGATATTGCTTCTTCTGTAACCCTAACCGGTCAAGCTGTTATTAAATATTCAAATGAGCTTATTAAGGAATTTATTAAAAAGGAAATACCTGATATCTCTGATAGCGAACTCGAAGGATGTATTATTTATAACGACACGGACTCATCCTATGTTTCTATTACTCCTCTTGTTAATAAGGGCTTAAAGTTCTTAGATGGTGAAGATATTCATACAGACACATTTGATAAGATTCAGGAAATTGAGGATCATTTAAACCAAGGAGTCGGTGAGTGGGCTAAAAAGGCACTGCTATCAAAAGATAATAGATTTATTTTTAAACGTGAATGTATAGCTGATGTTGGCGTATTTTTGCAAAAAAAACGATATGTTATGCATATTCTCGATGATGAGGGCATTAAGGAAAATAAATTTAAGTATACAGGCGTAGAGGTCGTCAGAACTACTATGCCTAATGCTATTAAACCTTATGCTAAAAAGATTATTGAGACGATGCTCATGACTCAATCACTAGGTAAAACTAATGAATTGCTAAATGAGACATATGAAATATTTAAAGGTCTAGACCCACAAGAGCTTGCGTTTGTTATGGGTGTAAAGGGATACGAAAAATATGCTACTCAATGTAATCAATTTACAACAACAAAAGGTATGCCTATTCATGTTAAGTCGGCCTACTTTTATAACTTACTTTTAGATAAACTAAGCACAGGAAACAAATATGAAGCAATTGGAACAGGTGATAAAGTCCGGTATATGTACATTGAACAACCTAATAAGTTCGGTTTGGAGAGTATTGGGTTTAAATATGATTATCCTAAAGAATTTAGTGATCTTTTTAAACCAGATTATGACAAAATGTTTGAAAAAATCTTATTTCAAGCGATAGAAAGATTCTATGATAACGTGGGATGGAAAATAAGAAAGCCATCTGAAAATGTTACAGTAGAATTATTTGACCTATTTGGTAAATAAGTTTTATGGCAATACAATCCGGGGGTTATTTAGATAGACCAGAAGATGATGGTACTCATAAGGCTCACCCCGCCTTTGAAAGAGGTAGAATGAAAGGTACACTAGATACCTTAGACATTATTAGACATATAATTACCGGGGATGATCCTGGTGAGGGTACCATTAATGCTGGTGAAATTGAAAAAATTAGAAGAGCAGTATTTGTTATGAGAGAGGCGCTAGTGCATGCTTCAGATAAATCTACTTATCTTTCTAAACAAGCTAAAGAAGCATTAGATGAAGCAAAAAGATTAGCTAATTCTCTAGGATTTAAAAAAATTAGTTGATTAAAAAAATTCATACATTAATATAATACATATGGCAAAACAAATTAAGACGATCGTTGATCATATTGGTAGAACAGTAGTAGGTAAATTGTCTCAAGAAGATGATGAAACTATTACATTAAACAATCCTGTAATTATTCATGTTCAGCCCAATCCACAAACAGGTCAATTACAGGTACAATCTTTTCCTTATCTCTTTATGGAGTTTATTAAAGGAGACGATAAGACATTAAACAATTGGACTTTTTATAAAACAGCTATTGCAATTTCTGATGTTGAGCTTGATGATAAAATTCTTGAACAGTATGATAACATCAATTCCCCGACGTCAAACATTGTGACTCCAGATGAAGAGCCTGAAGTCATTAAACTTTTTGATGATTAAAGAGCGGCAGGTTTTACGTCTAGTGTTATAAATATTTTTACTATGAAACTAACTAAATACACACATAACCCAATCGCAGAAATCGAAAGAGCCTTTGATGGTTTTTTCAATCTGACACCGGTCTTCCACCAGTTGGAAGAAGTCTATAAAACTGGAGATCAAGTTCGCTTTTCATCTGATGAAGATGCATTAAGTGTACAAATTGATCTACCAGGAGTCGTGAAAGATGATTTAGATCTTTCTACAGACACTGATCAGCGTGAGGTCTACATTAAGGCTAAGCGCAAAGTCAAAGCCGTTGACGGGGAAAAGGAACAAACCTACAATAGGTCGTTTTCAATTGGAAGAGAGTTTGATCTCAACAAGATCGACTTCTCTTATGTCAATGGAGTTCTCGAGGTAGATGTACCTCGTAGGAAGAAAGAAGAATATATTAAAACATATAAAGTATAAATTTAGGGGAGGGTTGATCGCCCTCCTTGTGAGTGACGCGAATAATACGATGTTCCTAGCCGTATAAGGTATCCCGTCTTGAGCAATGTCCAAATGGATGAGCAAAGAGAGAGGAGTTCGAGTAGAGTAACAGTAGAAACTAGTTAGGCTCAAAAGTTGGAGGTAAAAAGCAAATCCTCCCTCACATCCCTTTAAAAAGCCCCGAAAGGGGCTTTTTTTTGTTGACATTACTACAAAATACCTTATAATCCGTTATATGGATAAAGATATCACTAGTGCATTAGATTCTATCGATTCTGTGAACCCTTTCGCAACTTATCTCAATAGTAATACCTTGAGCCGGGTTGGAGAATGGATTGATACAGGGTCTTACGTGCTAAACGCAATTATTTCCGGGTCAATTCATGGTGGAATTCCTAAAGGTAGGGTAACAATGCTTGCTGGTGAGTCAATGACCGGAAAATCACTTTTTGTTCAAAAAATCTTAGCTAAGGCCCAGGAGGAGGGGCTAGTCCCCGTTATCTTTGATACAGAAAACGCTATTGATCCTGAAGGAGCTGAAAGACTGGGGCTAGATATTAGTAAGGTTAAGTACGTTCCCTGTACTAGTATTGAACAAGCACGTAACTCATTGTATAAGTTCCTTATGTCAGTAAAAGAAAAGGGACTAGAAGGTAAGTTTATTATAGCTATTGATTCTTTAGCTAATCTTCAATCAGAACTTGAATTATCACGTATGAGTAAGGATAGTACTAGTTCTGATATGGGTACAAAGGCACGAGCAATGAAGACGTTAATGCAAACATGCACTAATCTTGGATCTGTTACTCAAACAACAATTCTTTGTACTAATCACGTGTATGATGACCCTACTGCGTTGTTTCCTTCTATTGAAAAGAACATGCCCGGTGGTAAATCATGCATTTACCTTCCATCTGTAACAGTACAGTTAGCTCGTAAGCCAATGAAGTCAGATGGCGGTAAGACAGTTGATGGAGAATTAGCGGTTGGGCAAAAAAAGTATGCGGGTATTATAATTAGAGCATTAACTCGTAAAAACCGATTTATTAAACAGTACCTTGAAGGTGAAATGTACCTTTCATTTGCGTCCGGGCTCGATCGCTACTATGGTTTGGTTGATCTTGCTGTGGGTGTTGGTGCAGTAATTCAAACTGGAGCAACTTATCAGCTTGAAGATGGTAAAAAGCTAGGCTATTATAAGAAGTGGCGCAAAGACGAAAAACTTTGGGAAGAAACTATTTTACCTAAGGTAGAGGAGCGTATTAAAAGAGAATGGTCTTATAGCAATGATGAAGAACAAGAAATACCGGAAGAAGAACCAGCATTAGAAATTTAAATATGTCAACAAGAAAGAAAAAATTAGTATTAACACTTAGTGGGGGAATGGATTCTGCAGTTTTGCTGTATATGGCAGCAGATCAAGGATTCAATGATATACATACTGTAACTTTTGATTACGGTCAGAGGCATAAGAGAGAATTAGAGTGTGTTCAAAAACAAATTAGCAATTTCCGTGACAAATATAGTAAATTTAATTATATAAATGTTACTAATAAGGTATTAGATGTAAGTTATATTAAAGATATTGCTCCAACTTCATCTTTAACTAATACTAGTATTGACAATCCAGATATTAGTGAAATGGCAGGTGACGCGCAACCGGTATCATATGTACCATTTCGTAATATGATGTTTTTGTCAATTTGCGCTTCATATGCTGAGGGTATTGGATGTCATACAGTCTGGTATGGTGCCGCTCAAGTTGATTCATTAGCTGGATACTGGGATGGTAGTTCACAGTTTGTTAATAGTATTAATAAGTTAGCAGATTTGAACAGAGAAAAGAGAATTGAGATTGAAGCTCCCTTGTTAAGTATGTTC